TAGATTTAGCCCTTGGGCTGTCTCTCTCAAGAAGCTCGGGGATCGAGTAAATGAACCGGACCATGGTGCCCCTGGCCTGGTTGAAGTGGTTCACGCTCTTGCTGCCGATTATCGACCTCATTTCCCCCTTAAAGCTCTTCCGACTTGGCAAGATACCGTCTCTTTTGAGACAGGTCTACCAAGTGTTTCCAAGAAAACTAGCGCTGGCGACCCTTACTACGCCTGGGGTGGTCTCAAAGGAACGGCTTTTATGAAAGGCTGTGAGCTTAATATCTTGACCCCTGAGTACCTGGAATTCCTTGAGTGGGCTGACGACCGTTTAGCCCCCCCTGATTGGAAAACTAGGCAATACCATGAGTTCATGCCTCTTGAATCAGTTTGCAATGGTGACAACAAGGATGAGCCCCGCTCAGCAGCGAAAGTATATAAGCCTCGGCTCTATATGGTAGAGAATATGCATGGTTTTTTGCTGCAGCGTCGTTACTTTTCTGACGTCGCTGTAGCTTATGGCCAATTTAACACTGTATTTTGTAGCGCCCTTGGCCTGGCCCCCACCGATTTTGACGTGATACATTCCTCGTTACTTGAAGCAGGTCAAGACGCCTTAGTTCTCGCCCTTGACCATGAACATATGGATGGCCACGTTAAGCCTAGGTTCGTTCGCCTTGTTGGACTGTTTTTGATATTACTGACTGGATCCACCGACCCTAACGGTCGCAAAGTTGATCCCATCTTACCCCCACTTGATAGGAGGGGTTTTATGATGTGGAGGATACTTCAGCGAATTGCTTGGTTTGTGGTCAAGGTTGGTGATGTTCTGGCAGAGCCTGGGGCCTCCCATCCTAGTGGTTCCTTTTTGACCGCCATCATTAATGGAGTTGTTCAAGACTTACTGACTGTTTGGGTGTTCCAGCAACTTCTTAAGCTTGAATTGCCCGTTGTTATTCGAGACATTAAGCGCATTTTCCTTGGGGATGACAGTTTGATAGCCATACCAGCTAAATATGCACAGCATGTTGACGTTCTAGAGGTTAAGAGGTTGTTTGGCGAACAAGGTTTTGTTGTGACGGGTTCTGAATGCCGCGACAAAAAGCTCTGAAATTGTCTTACATCCTCTTTGGAATTCTGAGAGTGGAAGGGTTAGTGACTATGCCTTCCTTTCTCGGTATTTTGCTGTAGTCGAGAGTAATGAAGGCCCTTCCATTGTTGGTCTTCTCGAGCAAGCAAAGATTGAGAAGATCATTTGCTTTACAGATAAGAAGAAATCACTCGACAATTTTCCAGAACAAGTTCTCTCTATGCTTCTTGAGATAGAACTTTATTCACGATGTTCCTACCCTGATGCACTTGCATTCGTCAAAAAGATGCACCGTGTGTTAGACTATATTTCCCCTGGTTTTCTCTCCAGAGCCTTGTATGTTCTTAAGACTCAAGGAGATGTGGCTGTTATTCGTCACGAAGTGCTCAAGTTCATATCGAGCAATACTCTGCTTTGTAC